TGACGCAGGAGGCGACACCCGATCCGTCCCTGTAGAAGGCAAGCCACGCGGTCGCAAGTCCAAGAAGAAGGAGGTTTCGATCTGAGAGGCTTGCTTTTTTTCTGACACTAAAATAAGATGGGTGTTCCCATGGCACCATTTGGTCCTCCTGTAACAATTCCTCCAGTCTACAGGGAACCACAAACTAAAGAAGAAATTAAACTTCCAGAACTTCCAGGCTCGGACAACACCGAGTGTAATTATCTCGTGATGTTCTTCGTGGCTGGTGTTTTTCTGTTGGGTCTTGGTGACTCTATGAGAGGCAAGGCTTGATTGTCGCAACTGCTAGGAGCTGATCTATGCTCTTGTTGTACATGGCAATCTGCCGATCCCACCAATCGTTCGTCAAGTTTCCACACGTCTGCTGCATTTACTTAATTCTAAGAAAATAAACACCGACCCTTTGTGGAGTCCGACTTTACCCCTGCAAAGCCGCCCTCTTCATAAATTGCGCATCTCTTCCTGTACATTGAATTCAGGACAGACCAGTGATCGACAATGTCATAAATGAGTGGATCAAACTGTTTTTTAGGACCCTCTCGCATAATACGCCCTATAGATTGTTTAATGTCCGACTTTGGAGTTGCGAGAATGACAGTGTCCAGTGCCGGAATATCGAGACCTTCGTGAGCTAGCTGGAATGTCGCAATGACGACTCTTTTCTGAGAACTTTCGTTCAAATCAGCCTCTTTCATGCCCCCAATGTACAACCCCGAGTTAGAGCCAATTTTCTTGTGTAATTCAAAACAATGCTCTCGCCGGTCGCTCAGGACCAGTACACGCCTCCCGATAGTCAGGGCTTCACTGACGGTCTTGACTATGAGAGCATTCCTGTCCTCGAGACCGGTGACGACGGTGATCATTCCCGCCATGTTAATCTTTCCAAACCTCGTTATGGGTGGAGCCTCCTTGAAGGCATCGCACGTGTAGTGAATAGGGACTACCTGTGTTTTGGCTTGATTCACGCGTTCGACCCGAAAGAACTCTGGTCCGAGGAACCAGTACAAGATGCGCGTGAGCCCGTCTTTGCGTTCAGGCGTCGCAGTAAGTCCGAGCGTAAACCGAGGACACACCTTGAACATGAATTGCGAAAAAGCCGGAGCGCCAATGTGGTGAGCCTCATCGACTATAACGAGGCCAATTGAATCGAATGCATCTTTTGGAAACATTTTGGGACCTTCACCCTCTGGTCTCAAACACAATGTCTGGATCAAAGCAATGACGAAATCTTTTTCAATGTCAAACACGTCCCCTTGAACCCTCCCTATTGTCGCGGTTGGACAAAATTCTTTAATTTTTTCTGCCCACTGATTTGCTAAGAATTCCTTATGGACCACAATCATTGTTCTGACCTTTAGATGTGATGAAAGAGCAAGTGAAACAGTCGTGTTGTGTGTTACTGTAAAATCTCCCAAAACAAACCGATGATTTCCATCAATTTCAAACCCGAAATATTCACCTACTTCGAGTTTTTCGAGTTTAATTCCTACATTTAAATTATCCTTAATTTGTTTTCTTGGCGAGACTTGCTTGCGTTTTATTTTACAAGGAACTTCTTCTACCCCTTTCCCGGTTATGAAACAACGGTAATATGTACCCGTTTTAGGACCTCCTTTCGAGTTTGTGCACGTTTTCAGGCACTTGCTTTTATAAGCAGAAAACCCGAGTGAACGCGCCAAAAATAAGACATCATCAAAGAGTTTTTCATTCTTTTGAATAAAATCCCACCCGCCAACAGTTGCCGACCCGTCAGAGTCAATGAGACCCGCAAGAACTTGAAGTTGTACATCTCGCGAGTTGCATTTGTAAACTTGAGGAATATGCTTATTACCAATCATATTTAAATCTTTTAGAGTTTTGTAAAAATAATTTGGCTTATTGTAATCATAGTTTGATACGTGGCTTAAATGCAAATTATATTGTCCTAAATTTTTATTGAAATAATGAAGAACTGTAGAATCTTGAGAACTTATAGACGCCTTCATGGACATTCCATCACCTAACCAGTACCCAAACATATATGGGTCGAGTGGGACATTTTGACTCGGAAATGTGACTGGTACTCGGTATCCCCTAACTTCATTATGTTTGAAAGAATCGGAAGTCTCGAGATAGTCCAGTACAGAAATATCTAATATCTTACCAAACGTCTTGTACCTTTTTTGAACATATTTGAGACTCAGTATATGAGACTCGTTTACAACGTAAGGATCGCCTTTTGTAGGCACAACTTTGTAAAGTTGTTCTGTTCCTGTACACGTTGATAGTATGTTACGCGGTGTCGAGTCATCTCCCATGATCACATCGCCCACTCGAATATCTTGGACCTTTTTAATTGTTCCGTCAAACATCATTACCAATGTGTCCTTGCCAAGACATTTACCATATCCACACGGGAGCGAGAGGACACCCCCTCCTTTTTCTCCAAAGGCTTTGACTCCTGCATCGAAAGCTTCGATTTGTCGTGTTTCTCCTCTAAGTCGTCCATTAAAAACAATACCGGGAGCATGAGCATGATCTCGCCTGGAATCTTTGGTGGGTGGGGTTGAGGCATAGTAGCGAGGGATGAGAATCCGGTCAGACCCGTGAACTTGGCGCCAAACCTTGAAGGAGGGCGCCTGTATCCCCAATGCATTCTCTACTGGTCTAACAGTGAGATTTTTCTTTAGCTCCTGGGACCCAGGGACAAGAAGTCCGTTCCTCGTCAGCATTCCTTTATTGATTCAAGGACTAAAAACTCTATACCATCCCATGTTTTCTTTTGGAATTTTACATCCACAATTTCCCCTTTTTTCATTTCCTGAATTGTCTTGAGTCCCAGGACTTTACACATGACTCGTCCGTACCTGAATGGAATTTTCAATTTTAAAATTTCAGAATTGAAAATTACATCAATATATTTTCGTCCACCCAGATCATAAAAAGGAGTAACGATCTCCATTATTTTGTTACAATATAATAGGTCATGCCATTTGACAAGAGTACTGGTAACTGGACACCTCCAGTACCTCATTTAAATAATTATACAGTAACCCATAATACTGATAAACCAGGGTCAGGTAATATAGGGCAAATGCGATGGGTATCAGATCGTCCAGAAACATGTGCATGGATGTGTAATCAAAACACGAATTGTGCGGGTTTTGTTGCAGAGCAAGGGAACAGTCGGAATCAAAATTTTACATGTTGGTACACAGACTGGTATAATTACAATAGAACAACAAGTGTTTCTAGTACAGGTTTAGATTTATATTCAAAAATAAATAAGTATCAACTTCCTACTTTTTTTCAACCAGATCCAACTGATCCAAGTATTTTACCATTTGGTCGAAATACGTCTGGTGTTAGACTTGATCCGGGCGGAAATAGCGGGGATAATAACTCATGTATCGCGAACGGTTCTTCTTGGTTGCAAACCAATCCTGGATTTATAAGTCCTTCGAATATTACAACTGGAACAAGAATTGCGGCAGATGGTGGTGGCAACTGGACATATTCGCAACAACCATCTGGATATGGAAATGATAGTGTTCGTGGATATCAGATACCTCTTGGATGGAAATTTATATTTTTTGAGAATGGTGCAATTACGGGTGGAACCACGGAAGGCTATTTTAACACGTCAAAAAAAGATTCAACTAATCAAGATTACAGTGGATGTTACAATATAGACGCTCCAGTAAACCACGACTTTGGTGGAAGAATGACAGATGGTTTTATAGAAAATATAGGATTTGATATTCCTTCAAATTGGGATAATATGACTCTTGGTAGAGGAATTACTTTACAAGATGAATTAGCAATTAAACAAAACTGGTGCTCTAACGTAAGTCCCTCAATGCTTGTCTCAAATGCCTCAAGATGCAAGGGAAAAGCAACAGATAATCAAACTACTATAATGTCAGATGAACAATTTGATAATGCTCTTATACAAGGTGTTAAAGCTGACACTGCATACACATGGGCAACTCAGGTTGCAGTAATAAATGAAATGAAAAGAATTGTTCAAGATAATACAGTTACAGGCGGGCAAGGAACAGTTTTAAATTTGTTTAATACATATTGTAATGCACAACCAACAGATGTTAAATGTTCTTGTATAAATGCTTCAAAATATAGTTTTTCACCCGGAACGAGCAATTGTTTTGATGCGGCAAACTCAGGGTATCCTGGATGTGCGGATTATCAGTACAATGGCGTCAAAGAACTAGGACTTACTAGTATTATAAGTCCAGTTTTTGGACTTCCGACCGGTGTAGCAACTACTGCAATTAACAGTTTACATCCAGCAAGTGCAGGATGTCTCATGCATGGGTGTACACACGCTGCAAATAATCAAGATGATCAAGGAATATTTCCATATGATACTGCGGCATGTCCGGCAGAAAACATTCAAATTTGCAATGTTCAGGTAAATATTGGAGCAGCACAAGATAGTCCTATAAATGCAACATGTACTCAAACTCAGGTAACAAACACTCCTCCTTCTTCAGCTCCAAGCGCTTCTCCTTCAAGCGCTTCTCCTTCAAGCACTCCATCCTCACCCTCGACATCGACCTCATCTGGAAAAAGTAATACACCACTTTTTATTGGAGGAGGGGTTTTTTGTTGTTGTGTGTTTTTGATTATTATTATAGCAGTCGTAATGATGCAAGGAGATTAATGCATTTTACCTACATAATTTGCTCCAGCTTGTGATGCGGTTGTTGTCGCCTGTTGACCTGCAGGGCTCAACATAAAGTACAGAAGAGCAACGCAGCAAAGAGCGCACAGAACACATGCACCTATCGCGATATTTTGATAAGGACCTGTAAATGCGCCTACTATATTAGATATAGCAGATCCAATTGATGCCACGAGACCGTCGAGCCCCGTGTTTGTCATTGTGCTCGTCTGTGAAGCATTTGAAACCGCTGAAGCAACGAGCGAACTTTTCATAAGATTATCAGTGATAGTCGAAAGTATATTTTGAGCAATTACGTTAGATGTAATGCCCTGGTTTGCTTGTATAGGAGAATTCTGACAAGCAAGTATATTCAGAGTCATTGTTTGAGTGTTTACTGAATTTGCAGCAATGGTATTTATATTCGTTTTATCAATTGTATTAGTAATTGTTTGTTTTATAGTATTTGATACGTTTGTAGTAGTGTCACTGGAGTTCCCTCCTGTAATAGAAGCGAGACCGTTCATCATTGACGCATTTTGTGTAGCTGCGGTTGTCAATGCAGTAGTCAAGTCTGATGAAAATTGAGTGGTTGATTGATCATCTACTGATGAAATTGTAACAGTTTGAGCATCGATCTTTTGCCCAAATGACAAAGGACAGTTGGAAATTGCACCAATATTTAGTGTAAATGTTTGAGTGTTAATATTATTTGCATCTGTTTTTGCTATATTTTTGGATACGTAGTTATTTGTAAGCGTCATGCACGAATTATTCACAATATTTGCTACCTGAGACTGTGCATTTCCCATTAATATACAAAAATAAATTAGTTTGACGTACTGGTAAGTCCATTACCATGGTTAACAGGGACAACAGTCCACGAGTTTGTCGATGGGTCTACTACAGAAACAGTCGTGTCTGAAAATAAAGTACATCCTGATGCATTTATACTAAAACCCTTGCATGTAGCTGCGTTTGAATAACAATATGAAGCACAATTATCAAATGAATTTACACCAATTATTGGTCCCTTTTTCTTTGATGGATCTGCGCTGTACCCTGTGCCTACAAGTTCAGCTGCTAATCCGTTATTCGGTGGGTTTCCAGATGTGAATATGTTCCACCCGTTGTCATATGAATAAAACGTATTTGAAATATTACTTAACAGTTCACATTGATTTGTTATTGAACCAAACTGAAAACCTTGGCATCCAGTTGTCCCGTTACACAGGGTATTACACTGTTTTATAGTAACTGAATTTGCAGGCAAAAGAGGTGGCATAACATGTCCTATGTGTCCTATACTATAATTCAAAACGTTTGAATAAGGAACAGGTGTTGATGTCTGACTATTAAATTTATCTACAAGTGCTTGGACTTGAGCGTCTGAAAGAATAGATGCGGGTTGAGCTACTGGTTTATTAATTTCTAAATCTGCTACATACAAAAATGCACAAATTGCAGAACATGTTATACATGCGATTATTATTAATAGCAGTGGACTCATCTCCTTTTATTATGGATGAAAATTTTCAGTCATCCAAACTGTTGTTGCTGTACTGTTTGTTTGTTTACTTGTAGGGGGTTCTTGATACATATTGCATATTCCATTCGTACTGTCAAACCATGCGACTTCATACCCGCCATTGAGACATTGTTGAGAGCAAAATTCAAGAAGAGGAGGATTTAATCGAACATATGTATCAGTTGACCCGTTCGATATTCCACTCCCAGCTCCTATAATGTTATTGTTACAATTGAAGTTATTATCCTGACTTACACCGCATGGACACGTATCACCAGAATCATTCACGCCTGGTCTGCATTGCTGGTGTGTAGCTCCATCAATATTTGTACGGGGCCACGCCACTTGATCCATTCTTTGATAACATGTCAATGCCGATTTATTAAACACAAATGACTGACACCATGAATTTGAAACACATGCATTCTGACATTGTGCCAAGTTTGTTACTGTTAGTGTGTTTGATGCGGCAGAAGTAGAACCTAGCCGGTCAACGCTCGCGTCCCAGTTCCTGTTCCATGTCGTAAAATAATCTGAATCATGTGAAGGGTTAAATGGAATACTTTGAGCCCAACTTGGGTTTTCTGTCGACGTGGATGTAGGTGTATCATTATATGCAGTATTGTTTACTACAACAAACTGTGGCTTTTTCTCAAGTGTTGTATATACAGTACCTGGTGTAGACTGAGAAAGTCCAACTATAACTGGATACATAACTGCTGTAGAGTTTCCATCCCATGTAAAACCGTTACAAATTGAATCATTCGCGTGACAGTTTGACACTGCATCTGGAAGCGACCCGTGAAAAGTCCACAAGCTTTTTACAAGTCCATCATCAAATTTTCCATATGGATATGATTCGTAAAACGTCCTCCCATAGTCTCGTGAAACATACAAATTACTTGCACCCGGGCAGAAATTCACAATTGTTACATTTTTTTTCAGTTGACAGTTTGTACCGTCGACTGTGTACCCTACACATGTTGGCGTAGAATGACACAGACCATCACAGTCATTTTGATTTTTAGAAACAACTGAACCTAAATTTGAAGGAGCATATGCATTATATAATAATCCATAATTCAAAGATCCTGGTATTCCACTTCCATACTGTAAAATATTTGGAACAGTTGATGTAGTAAATACTAAACTATTAATACCGCTCATAATTTGGTCGGCAGTTAGTCCTGAAGAACCTGATTTCGATGGAGAGTTGAATTTAATTACTGATACTATGCATGCTATAAAAATACAAACTATAACAATTAAAATTATTATTCCTGTAGTGTTGTCACCACCATCATCCATATATAAATGTCAAGAATTTTTTGTGAAAATTTTTGAATTATTTTTTTTAAGAATCCATCCGGGAAGTGTCATTAAAGGATTTATACTTGTTGTTCTTTTCATACAATATGAAGTTGTAAAACCAAATGAATCAGTTTTATCCCATGTGTTAAATCCGTTGCATGTAAAATCAAGTTGACAATTTTCTGCACATAATATGCCACCATCTCCCGATGATGATGTTATAAGTGCGCTTGGATCATATATACCTCGACCTGATGCGACTTCTTTAAATCCATCAAGCGGAGGGTCTTTTGAACTACTTCCTGGAAATGGAATTGCAAGTGCACTGGCAACTGATGATGAACAACAACACACAATTCCTAAAATTACAAGCACTGCTGCCATCTAAAGAATACAGTCATTTTATTTCTATAATGGTGAAAGTTGTTTTCTGTCTTCATGGAAAGACGTATTCTCGTGAGTTTCTCTTGTCATGGACTGATCTCGTGATGCAGACTGCATCGCGGGGTCACCAGGTTGCTGTGAGTCAGCAGCCGACTCTGGAGAAGTGTGTTGCTCCAATTTCAGGGACCGAGTATGATGTGGCCATGTTGATTGGGTGTGATATCGTTTTCCGCCCTGATGATTTCTTTGGACTTCTCGAGAGCCCTCATGACGTCACGACGGGTCTGTACCTCAAGGAGCCGACCCTCGCAAGCCCAGATCCCGTGTTTGAGGGTACGTCTCTGACCCCAAGCGACGTTGGGGACGAGCAGTATATTGATCTCGAGACGGCGCCATTTGGGTTCATGCTCCTTCGCAAGGGTGTCATAGAGGCAAATGATGCAAGTCTTTGGTCCCAGAGCACGTTTAATGGGGAAGTTCACGCAGACACAAAGATTCGCGTGGGTCACCGGGTCGAGATTGTAATCTGATAATATATAAATGTTCGACTGGCTCGATTCAGATCTTGTAGAATATGACGAGTCTGACAACATTCTTAAAATATTTCACAGACCCAAAGACATGTCACGGGCAATGTACCGATACATTGCATCTGAAATAATTGAATCCCAGACTGATTGTTGGAACGAAGCATCACAATGCTGGAAAAATTTACCAAATTCAAAAAAGGAAATTTTAGAAAAAAAAGCTCAGATGGAATTCCAAAACTTTCTGGACATTCGCCAAGGACTCCTTGCGACCCTTGCAGACTACCAGGGATTCATAAACATAAAGAGCCAGTTTCGTGATTTAATTTTATCTGCAGAATTCAAATAGTCATGGAGACGTTTATAACTGCAGATTCAAATGACAGGGACTCAAACATTTATCCAAGTGGAAATAATTACGTGGTCCATCTCTCGTATCCTATCCGGAATGTCTCCCGTGTAGAACTCGTGAGTGCGCGTGTACCCAACACGGTTTATAATCTCAATTCAACATCCAATGTTTTTATAACAGGAACTTCAAATGTGGGACTGACCCAAGGGTTCTATAGTGCTACAGGTCTTGCGAGTGCCGTGACCAATGCTGGAATTCTGAACATGACATATCTTTCAAACGAGGGTCATTTTCTTTTTTCAAATTCTGGAAATTTTAATTTGAAAATTACCTCTCAAGAATTTGCGGCAATGGCCGGACTTGCAAACAATGTCACGTACACATCGGCTCTCGCACCTCTGACGGATCCCACATATGCTGGTCAGTACATTCTCAGATCTTCAAACGTGATTGACATGTCTATGAATGAATATGTATATCTTGATATTGACGAATTGAAAACTCCGAGTCACATTGCGACAGGATCAATAGTGGGATCTACAGGTACTATAACCGGATCAAATGCTGGAAGGTCATTTGCACCCATACTTATGAATGTAGGGTCTGCGTGTATAAAAACATTTCAGGAATCTTCAGATTACAAAATTTCAGTAGAGTATCCAGAACCTATAAACGTTCTGTCCCGCCTGACGGTTCGTTGGTTTGACAAGAACGGTCAACTGCTCAACTTTCGCGGTCTAGAGACGAATGCATTCGTGATACGGGCTTTTATAAAAGAAGATCCTAGAAGACTTCCACCTCCACCACCTTTGCAAGATGTGGAGCTGAAGCGCGTTATTGATGCAATGTCAATGGTCCCTGAAAAAGTTCCTGAAAAAAGGATGAAAATTCCGTGGGTCCTGATAACTCTTGCGTTGATTTTAGGTTTATTTGTTTACAAAACTTTCTTTAGCGCGTCACAGCGTACATTGTCTGCGCCTGGTTTATCTTCACATTCTTTGCCAGCACGCTGATGATCATATAGACAATGATTGCAAGCAGAGTGGTGAAGAGGGCTGAGAGGATGTAGTACTGCCCGCCATTCTTGCTCACGTGAACAACCTGGGAGATCACCCACCGAACAACATCCATCCATGCAATAGCACTTGCGAATGAAAAACCTGCGACGATTGAGTTCAGAGACATTGTCTCGAGCTGAGCACCCACACTTGAAACAAGACCAGCCATTTTAATCATTGCACAGGAAAAAATTTATCTTCTTGAAGATCCCATCCTCTGGGAGGTTCATCATCTTCCTCGTACTCTTCCTCGAGGACGATGGTGGAATATTTTGGTCTCCTGGGTTGATACTCTTCTTCCTCCTCCTCCTCATCCTCAATCTCAAATATCTGCACTTGGCTCATGCTCTATAGCTTTTTTCAGCATTCTTTCTGCTGGACTCTGCGGCACCCATTCATCCCATGTGGCTGCACATTCGTTCATCTGACGAGCCATGTCGTTGTCCTGACCCTCGTAACGTGTCCATTCAGGTTCCTCACCCTCCTCTTCCTCCTCTTCCTCTTCGTCAGACTCTGAATCCTCGTAAATTTCCGGGTACAAAGTTCCAATCTGTTTGCCGAGAACATTGCGGGCTGCAAACATCATGCCCAACTTCATGTCCTGGGCCACGACCGTGTCCCGTCCGCATGCCTTGGCGTAATGTGCAGCAAGTACGGTTGCTGACTCGAGCACGGGAACTATGAGATCCATTGCTGCAGACTCGAAATCCATTATGATTCATAATTAGAAAACAAAACTTGACTAATACCGCCTTCAAATTTTACAAAATTATAAGCGAGTGCATATATACGAACGTAAAGATTGGTTTGGATACCTCTCACAAGATTAAATGTAAAATTTTGATTAAAAATTCTTGAGAAATTTACATGAGTCGTGGGAGAATCATTTTGTGGATCAAGACTGAATGAATACATGTAAAACAACCGGTCTGGTTTGCGGGTATGAAATTCTAGGGGTTGTATGTACCTGAGAAATGCAGGAGTTCCTATGTAGTACGGTATATGGGTCACGTTGTTAAAATCAAGCTCGAGATTTGTGAGATAATCAGTCGTCCCATAGTTGTACCCGAGCGCTGAGTCAGCCTGTATCACGAAAAAGAGTTCCTTGACTGGGTTTGCAAATTGCGTCTTGGCTGTAAATTTAGTAACTCCTTTGGGCACGAAAAATGTCTCGAGTTGTACGTGTTCATTGAGATACAGCTGTGGGGTTTTCTTGATGTAATTTCTTTCAGGTTCGTCGAGGTATACGTATTCTACGTAAACTGTTCCGTTGAACGGAAGGGCGTACTGGATGTCCGGGCAAAACTTGTTTGCAGAGTTGAATGCAAACCTGAGAACGACCGGTTCTTTCATAGCACAGATTGGTATCCCCTTTTTGAGCATGAAGAATGGTAATTCAATAGTGTATGTGGTGAGTCCGCCTGTGTTTACGTTTGAAAGATTCTTACCTATGAGCTTGGAGAGAGCGGGCTGCTTGGTTGCCGGAATCTCAAGATCAAGCTTCATTTCCATAAACTCTCCCCACTGACGATCAACCAGCTGAGACCCTATGTACAAGTCTACATGGTTGATCATGAGTGTTCCTGCGGAATCAAGGACGTTTGACGTTCCAAAGACTTCTGGATTGTAAATTTTCAAATAAATTTTAGAAATCAAATCCCCAGATTTGGGAAGTTGCATAAATGTTTCACCTCCAAAGAAGAGTCTGTTGGGATCGAATGGGACTTCATCTATGCGAGAAGCCCATCGCGTCTTTTGTTGATACTTTTCTATGAAATATGTTACTTGTGGGCCTTGGCTCAGAAAGACATCCTCCTGACCAAGAGTTGCTAGAGCCGTACGACCAGCCATCTGCAATCTACTAGGAAATAAACATGAGCCCTGCGAGCCCATCGGCAACGCCTAGGACATTCTTGCTGACTCCTATAATCCTGAACTGTTTTGCTGGATAGTACCCGTCGGTTCTCGATATGTTTAGCTCGAGGTTTACATACCTGAGACGACTAAAGTTTATTGGGCTCACAAATTTTTTCATATAGAAATTCCGTGTAGGATATGTTATGTAATTATTGTAGGGCTCGAGGACTGCGAGCTGTGTCGGATCCGTGATGCGGTTCGTAACAATCTCTTCACCGTTTATTGTTATACCAAGGTTTGCAAGACCGTCATTTGACCAGTTATAAGGAACTGTTCCGTCAATCTGGATTACAAAAAACAATTCTGTGATTGGATTTTCGAAAATTATTTCAAAAATTCCTTGAGTAAATGAAGGTCCAAGATCATATTCTTGGTACTGATACTGCTCTACCACATAATTCAATCGAGTCTTGTTGAACCAAGTAATTTCCGGCTGTGCAAGGTACACGTACTCTACTATCAAGGTGGCGTTTATAGGATTTGGAGCCGTGTCTATAGCGGTAAGTTGCTGAAGAGTCCTGAATGTGATCCATATTTCCACATCTTGTCTGTAAACTGTTGATATGGGAAAATACAATGCAGAATTTTCATAAAAGTAAAATGGTAAATTGATGTAATAATCTCTTCCCGATGCAATTGTCGTGTCGTACTTGCCGGTCAGAAGTTTTAGACCTGGCTGGTTTTCATAAGGGACTTTGAGGTCGTTCCAAATCTCAATAGCCTCCCCCGTAAGAGACTCTATCGTCTGTCCTCCAACTTTGAAGTCTGCATTCACTATTGCCCACGTTCCGACCGAATCATAGTAATGATACTGTGAATAATCGGGAGGGAGAACGTTTGACGTGATTGGGTAAACGGCTATGAACGCCCCTGGTGCAAATGTAGATCCTACATTTCCTATATTTATAGGGTAAGTCACTGGCGCACTCGCGACTCGTATAGGGACAGTCTGTGTGTAGACACCTCCCGCTTCTACAAGATTTGCCCCTTCTATATAGTTGTAATCAGATCCATAAATATTAGTTATTACCTGTGTTTTTAGTTGAATTGATTTCACAACATTACCTGCGGCATAATAAATATATGGAAATTTAAGTGCAAATGTGGATGTTCCTGCTTGAATTGTAGTATCACTCGTGCCTACATATCCGTAACCACCTGGACCACCTGTAACGATTCGTATTTTACCTGAATCACATACCCAAATTTCCAGGTTGTTGTATGATACAATTGCTGTTATGCTTGTGAAACGTGCTGCTATACCTAGACCGTCAGTAAATCCTGAAACTCCTGGGAGTCCTACATACTGTAATAAAGTCGATGGGGGAGTCCATCGTAAGATGATGTAGTCTTCAGTTCCTATGTACACGTAATACACTCCATTACCTGCAAAAGTTTGAGCAGCAACGCATGTAACTCCTGTAAGTGGATATTCGGGGTTCTGTTCGAAACTCGAAGAACTTTGAGAAAATGTTAGTGTATCTGTAGTGTTTATGTTGTATAACCGTAGAGTTCCATTGTCGACAATGTACACGTTTGAGTTTTCTACACAAATATTTGTAGGATTAACGTATGATGTATCGAGCCCTTTTGAATCACCGCCACTTCCGGTTCCACTTATAGTCCGGACTATTCCTCCAGGATAAATTACCCTAAGCGTAGCAGCAATATTATCTGTAAAATACAGGTTCCCATTTCCGTATCCTAATGACGTAGCACTCACAATCGCAGAAAGACCTGTTCCGTCACCTAGAGACGGAGGTGGAGGCTGTACATCGACAAAATCTCCTGCATAAATTGAAGAACCTTTAAATATACAACTACCGGCATTTGGACACCAATAAATATTGCCAGAACTGTCTACGGCTGTTGAAAGTAAAGCTGCTGTAAATAAAGTATCGTTTGAATTAACGTTTGTATAAGAATTAAAATTTGTAATTGCGGTCGAAGCATTTGAAACTCCCGGTATAAATGTAAACCCTGTTGGAATTGGATACAGATTTGAAGTGTTATAGGTCATCCGTCCACCGTTGTAAACATCTACTCCAAACTTTAGAGTTCCTGAAATGTAGCTTATATCAAACCCAAGAAGACCAGTTGCGGGATTACCTCCAGCTCCTCCCGCATTGCTGGTCCATTTCCCACCGTCAACGCGTATCCAAATGAATTTGGCGCTCGTATCAACAGCGACATCTATAACATTACTCGTTTGTAAAGGTAGTCCCGGATCTTTAGGTGGAGCATACGCACCTCCTGTATATATCACACCGTCTTCATAGTATCCAAAACTGTTCAAGTCGGCCCCCAGATAACTTGTCGTATCCATAGAAACATTCGCGACACCAACAGCGGTAGTTTCACTACCAGTAACTATATCAAGACTCACGCTGTACATGAACTTGGTTCCGGAAGGAAGGGTCGTAGATAAAAGCATAGTAGGTTCAGTATTTCCAGGAAATGCAGTCACTGTAAGGTCTCCGTTTGTCAGAACCATGCCCGGCCATGCGAGTATGGGATCCCATGCAGTCGATGTCGCTTTGAGTACTGGAAGGTAGGTTGTCATCATGTACGTCCCGACATTGTTGAATTTTATGTTACCTCCAGAAAGTGAAATCATATTTTCAACTCCATTTTCTCCGTTGACCGTCAAAGGGTTTGTAATTGTACCATGCACATCAAACGTGAGACCGTTGAGAGGAAGGATGAAACCGCCGTTTGTGTATCCATATGAACCAGGACTTGAAAGTCCTACGAGAGTCGTAGCTACGAAAGAAGTAGACAAATCTATCGACGGAGCAGATCCTACAGTATTAATATTTATTGCATAATTTTGGGTTATATCAGTTACGTTTATATTGAAGAAAAACTCAGGACTAATTGTTGCTAATTGATTTGTAAAATCGTAAGTGGCGAAGATTTTCGCATCTCCGTCAGTCAATTGTATACTTGAAATGAGACACGAACCTGCAGTATTAATAACTCCGGACAGGATCCACTGACCGGTATAATTGAAAGTAATTGTTGGAGCTAAACTAGTCACACCTTCTCCGTTGTACAAAAAATAAGCAAGATTGAATGGAAACTGGTTTCCTATCAAGTTATTATAATTTGGCGGAGGACTGTATCTTGAACTTCCAAAATAACCATCTATAGGTTGTATGGAAATGTACGAACCTGGTCCTATTGCGTTACGTACAAAAAAGTACCAGTTTTGAGTAACGTCTGTTACGTAAATAGGGAGTGCCGTTGATACAAGATAATTTGACGATACAGGAATGCGATTAAGTGTCCAAAAATTGGGAGATGACGGTGGACCATCACCCGTGTCCGAACCTACCTGAAAAGTACATCCAACTCCTACAAAAGAAACACGTATCATGTATGCCCCTGTCTGTGTGATGTTTATGCGACCCCCGGGAGTCACGGTATAAGCTGCAGGTGTGTCGGCGTTTGCCCACACGAGTCCTCCGGGACTGAGTTGTGAAAGATTTACAAAACCTTCGGGATCAATTTGTTGATTTAATTTTAAGAAAATTCCAGAAAGAGTATTGACGGGTAACCCTATTGCTCTTGACCAGCCCGCCTGTTCAAGTGTAAAATCGGGTATGACCGTTCCATTGGTTCCTTTATAAATAAGACCTCCTTCACCATCAGTCGCTGTGTAATTCTTAGGATCAAAACCCCAAAATACTGCACTGCTTGTCAAGTTTGTTGCAAATGCAGGATCAGTTACTACAACTGTAGATGCCGTAAAAATAAACTTTTCCAAGTTTGGGTCGTAAGCCACTCCCGGAATTGATGATGCCCATGTAGCAAAACTATTTGAAGAATAGTATTGTTGAGCAAAAGGAATTGTAGCCGATCGATTATAGCTATCAATTTGTACAAATGGAATAAAGTTTGCGTCTGGTTTGGTATTCCAGAACCAATCTTGACCATATTCAGCGAGGGGTGGCAACGTGAGCTTGAGCGTCGTCGCTCGTATGAGATCACCTTTGACAGGTATACGAACAATGTTATTTTGACCGGCAACCACGCCATTTCCTTCAAAAGGAACTTCAAAAGCTTCAAGGACAAATGGGGTGTGACTTTTGTAAACTGCCGAATAGTATGTTACTGTCGGACTTCCAGTGAGGTACACGTCCTGTTGTCCAAGTGCAGCCAACTGGATGAATCCAGATGACATATCTATTATTTGCTTAGAATTTTGTAGGACCGCGCTCCCCGCACATGTCCTTTTTATTACGTGAATATAGGAATGACGCTCAACCTCAGGAAGTTTGACCCAAGCACCATGGGGGACGACAAAGTCTGCATCTTCATAGGAAAGCGTGGAACCGGAAAGTCTACACTCGTGACTGATATTCTATGGTACAAGAGACATTTGCCTGCTGGAATAGCAATGTCTGGTACGGAAGATGGAAACGGACATTACAAGCAATTTATCCCTGATATATTCGTTTATTCTGATTATAACCAAGGAGCACTCGAGAAACTCATAGAGCGTCAGAAAAAGCTCACGCAGCAAGGAAGAGCCAGTCCGGTGTTTGTGCTTATGGACGACTGCATGTATGATCGTGCATTTATGCGTGATACTGCGGTTCGCCAGCTCTTTATGAACGGTCGTCACTGGAAAGTCTTCTTTATGATGACCACACAGTATGTCATGGACATGACTCCTATGATTCGAACCAATGTAGATTACGTTTTTGCCCTACGAGACAACGTACGGCAGAATCGTGAGAATCTTTACAAAGCATTCTTTGGGGTATTTCCAAATTATGACACGTTTTCACAGGTTATGGATTCGTGTACTGAGAATTACGAATGTCTGGTCCTTGATAACACATCAAAATCGAACAAGATATCAGATTGTGTGTTTTGGTACAAGGCTCCTATCCGCAAAAACTTCAGGGTGGGTTCTCCTGCATTCTGGCAATATCATCAGGCGCATTACAATCCCAGGCACATAGGTCAACGTGGAGCCGATCCAACCGTCAAGAGACGAGGAGGAAACGTAGTTGTGAAAAAGGGCGCGTAGACTTTTGAATTGAAAATTCACAGCGAATATCAATGGATACGTATGATCCTAGCAGTGAGTCGACTCCTATATCTCTAGTAACAGTCGAAGAAATTCCATCTCAAGAAACCAAAAAGACAGTCCCAACCGGGCTTTTGCGCCAAGAAAAAAACGTTGTAGAAGATCAAATGGCAGACTTTTCGAGTCCTATTGAAGAACTTGGTCCCGGTCCAGGACAGATGATGCAAAACGAAGTTATGGGTCCTCCTACGCCACTCGTCCCAGGTCCTGTTCCTCGTGCATCAAAGAAAAAGTCGGCACCTGCGAGCCAGAACCCATTCGGTCTAACTGATGAACAGTTTACTGCTTTGATTGCTGGCGTCTCAGCAATCATCGCATACTCAGGACCGGTTCAGGGAAAGCTCAGCACGACTATTCCAAAGTTTCTGAACGACTCTGGGAAGCAGACGCTGACTGGCATGGTTGTTACCGCTCTGGTGGCTGCAATCGTCTTTTACTTTGCAAAGCAGTTCCTCAAGGATCGGGTATAACGTCACCACAATAATTCTTTGTTCCGTTTCTTGAATAAATTCCATTCTGAATTGCAATTTCCTTAATCTTTTTAAAGTTATCCCAAAATCCTGTTGAATGATCGTATTCACTCACAGTCATGTGTGCAAGCTCATGAAGAAGCACATATGTAGCGGAATTCACATCGTCTCCATCAAGACAGATGTAAATTTCATACCCTTTATTCACGTTGGAACCTATAACACCATCACGCTTCCCACTCATGCCCGTTATTATGGCTGGTTTCAAAACAGGTATCCACATGGGGTCTCCACTTGCCCTGAGAACATCCAGAGTCTTCCAGTAGTTCACCTTGAGGTTATCGAGCATTGGATTGTCCGTGAAGAATGCCACTATTATGATCCAGATGATCACTAACGGGATGAGTCTCCACATTCCTATCATTACGAAAGACAAATTTTGTATACATGTCTGAAATTAATCCATTTGGGAAAATCATCATTGGCTCCCATGAAATAATTTTGAATTTTAAATTTTGTAAATTGTAAATTAATTTTTCCCCATCCATCATTGGTTCATCACGGAATTCATTTTGGTAAAAGGGTCCATCAATTAATTTTACCCTTGCGTGATGCGAAAAATTTTCAATTATATTTCCAAGGGAATCTTTAAAAATTCCTGAAGGAGAACACAAAGTTTCAATCCGAATCTTCTCTGGGGCGATCCCGATCAAGAGTCCACCCGGACGCACCGCTCGTGAAATTGCTTCGAGAGATTCATGCAAAGTTTTTTCATCCGAAAATATGTAATGTATCGAAAAGTTATAACACACAATGTCCCATGGACCTTTGGTGACCGCATGTCTTATGTCCCCAATTCCCAAAAAAGAAATGTCTAAATTAATTTCCTTGGCTCGTCTCTGAGCCTCTTTGATTGAGGCTTCATCCGGGTCGATCGCATCGACCCGGGCATTCACCGCCTTCCATTTCTGGAGGTCACCTCCCCGCCCGCATCCACAATCAAGGACGTGAGAACCTTTCGGAACCCATTGTTGAATGAATTCACGTTTGAATTTGTTGTGCAACTTTCTCAGTTGCTCCATTTGGCTTAAAAAGAAAGCGCGTCATGCTTTTATATGGCTATGCTCGAAGCTGATCTGACGTGTATCCCCGGGCAATACTTTGCATGCATCTCACTGGTTGGACCAGACCTCCCTCAGAAGAATGACAAGTTTGGACTCAAGATTCGAGGGTGTTTTTCGACCCGTGAGGAGGCTTCAACCCACGCAAAGCGTCTGCAGCGCGAGGATGCCACCTTTGACATTTACGTGGTGGACATGTACAAGTGGCTTTTGATTCCTCCAGATCGCGATCACATTGACGACGTTCACTACCAGGATGCCAAGCTCGAGGAGATTATGGTAAAGTATCGTGAGAACCAGTCACAGGCTGCTTCCATGTTCGAGAAGCGCAAGCGTGACATGATGGCCAAGCCTGGTCCCGGAGAGTTTCCGTACATTGACCCTGCCGATGAGAACAGCAAGTACTACACCAAGCCGGACGTTCCACCAATTCCTCACCCGGCGGATCTGCTCGAGGATCTGAAGAAGGAGTTTCCAGACGCTGCTATGGACGAGCTGGTTGCAAAGGCTGATATCCGCGTTGCAGCAGAGGTTCTGCGCCGTCGTGAGGTGGCTGCAGCCGAGGCAGCGAGCAGCGCGCCTGCCATTGACTTTACACCTTCCCCAGCTGCTCTCGAGGAGGATGTCCCTCAGGTCCAGTAAATAATCGTAATAAATAATAGAAATGATATTCGCGATAATAGGAGTGATAATTGTCATGGTACTTTTGTACCTTGCAATTGTTGGTTTTGTTCCCGCGCCAGCTAAAATATCTCAACCTGTAAGTGCGTACGACAACCAGTTTGAGGTATTTAGAGATATGCAGCCCGATTCACAAAATCGGGACAATCAATGGATAGGTTTTCTTCAGGAGGACATCCGGAGGAACCGGACGGGTCCTATAGGAGACTTTATAGGGGCAGATTCGCCATCGGGGAATGCCAAACTTTACAATTTTTGAACAATAATTGGGCGCATACTTACAACAATTACACCGATAACGATACCAATAAGTAGAATAGTCAACGGGTTTATATTTTTAAGGAATCCTCCTTCGGGTTGAGCGACGATTGGTTGCGGGAGTGACCACTCTTCCTCGGGGGGCGGTGGGGGTGGTGGCTCCGGTCGTGGATCTGTTTGCTGAAGAAACGGAAGATTCTCCATCTGTATAATCTCCGTCACTTTCGTTTTTATCTGGTACT